GTTGCCATTTAAAGGCCCAGACAGCACGCTATTCCAGCTCTTAGGCTTTGTGGTACAAGCCGGACAGCGTTTTGCCACGATTACTGACCTAAAAGTAGGTGACGGTAACCAGCAAGCGGCGGTCGGCACGACAGTAGCCATGCTTGAGCAAGGTAGCCGGGTCATGAGTGCGGTCCACAAGCGCCTGCATTACGCTATGCGGCAGGAATTTAAACTCCTGACACGTGTAATGCATGAATCTCTGCCACAGGAGTATCCGTTCTCCGTCGAAGGCGGAGATGAGACCATTATGGCGTCTGATTTTGACGATCGTGTGGACGTGGTACCTGTATCTAACCCCAACATTTTCTCGCAAGCACAGCGTATTGCTTTGGCTCAAGCACAGCTACAGATGGCTACGCAAGCGCCTCAGATGCACAACATGCATGAAGCTTTCCGCCGCATGTACGACGCGTTGGGTGTTAAGGATGTAGATAAGTTGTTAAATCAACCTGCTACGTTGGAACCGATACCCAAAGACCCTGCGCAAGAGAATATCGATGCGCTGGATAACGTGGACCTTAAAGCCTTTGATGGCCAGAACCACGATGCGCACATTGTAGCACACTTGCTGTTCAGTGCGTCGCCCATAGCGGCTCAGACTCCGTCTATCATTGCTTCGTTGCAGAAACACGTAACCGAGCACGTCAAGATTAAGTCTGAAGAAATGGCGATGATGCAGTTTATGCAGCAAAGCCAGGGACAACCGCCTACCGATGATCAGATGCTTGAAATTGAGATGCTGATCGCGCAAAACATCGCTCAAGAGCTACAGAATGTACGCCAGTTGAGCATGCAGATAGCAGGCCAGGGACAACCGCAACAGCAAGGTCCTGACCCGTTAATCGCGCTTAAAGAGAAGGAAATCGGCATCAAAGAGCAGCAGACAATGGCGGATATCCAAGAGAGTCAAGCTAAGCTAGACTTAGAGCGTCAGAAAATGATGGAGCGAGGTCGTCAGTTTGATGAAAGGCTTGAAAGCCAAGAACAAATGACGGCAGCTAGATTGAACGCACAAGCTGAACGAGAGCTATTACGATTACGACAGAACCGAGGAGGTTAGTGATGAGTCGAGTAAAGATTATGGGTAGCCCTGCACCCAAGGCCCCTAAAGCCACAAACTATGCGGATATTAAAGACCAAGGCCGCATCCCTTACGCTACTATGAAGGAAGAAAAGACTCCTAATACTGCCAAGGGTGTTTGCACTACGGGCAAGAGCCGCGGTATGGGCGCCATGCTGCGCGGTGGTGAATTCCACATTTGCTAGGAGAGTGTCATGCCTTTAATGCGTGGTAGTAGTCAAAAGACTATAAGCTCAAATATAAGCAAGCTAAGAGACGAGGGGTATCCGCAGGATCAATCTGTGGCTATCGCCTTGTCTAAGGCGGGAAAGACCAAGAAAATGGCTGATGGCGGCGAAGTAAAAGGATTTAGTCCTATTGTTCGCGTCAAACAACGCTTCCAAGGGGTGTTCTAGCCCCTTTTTGTTTCTAATCCTCAAAGTATAAGATATACTCCAACGATATAGGATAATCCTATATGGAGGAGTTATGGATGATTTTTACGTCGTTCAGTTTATCCAAAAGATAATCAAAGAGCGCAAACGACAGGTTTTGGACCTGCTAGAAAACAATGGCATTAATTCTATGGAGCAGTATGCCTCTTTGATGGGCGAACTTAACTCTTTGAATTATGTCCAACAGGAACTCTCGGACCTGCTAGAAAAACAGGAGCACATGCATGATTGAAGTCCCAGGCTATTTAGCCAAGGAACTGGAAGCGGAAAAGAAAGCCAAGGAAGCCGAAGCAGCTAAAGCTGAGGCGGAAAAGGAAGAAGGCGTGGACAAAATGTATGTCGAGCCTAAAGCCCGTGTTCTAGATCCCTCAAAAGCTGATAAATCTATGATTGATCGCATGCCCAACCCAACTGGCTGGCGTATGCTCATTCTTCCCTACCGTGGAAAAGCCAAGACCGATGGCGGTATTTACATACCAGACAAGATCTTGGATGACGGTCAAATCCAAACCGTTGTTGGTTATGTCCTTAAGCAGGGGCCTTTGGTCTATGCTGATACGGAAAAGTTCCCAGATGGCCCGTGGTGCAAGGAAAAAGACTGGGTTGTCTTTGCGCGTTATGCGGGGTCCAGGTTCCGTATTGATGGCGGTGAGGTCCGGATTCTCAACGATGACGAGATTCTGGCTACGATAGATGATCCGGAAGATATCATTAGCTTTTAAAGGAGCGCGGCATGAGTGATGAAGAAAAGCAAAGCAAGACCAGTGTCGATGACGGCACAGTAGACATAGAAGTAGGCGAGGGCTATGAGGAGCAAGAGGTTGAAGTAGATGACGTTTCAGACGCTCCTGAAGAAAAAGCCGTCACCGCACAAGAAGACGAGCACGAAGAGTATTCGCAAAGCGTAAAGAAGCGAATTGACCGTCTGACTAAGAAGATGCGCGAAGCTGAGCGTCAGCGTGAAGAAGCGCTCAAGTATGCTCAGGGTGTACAAAGCGAGGCGGAAAAGATTAAAGCCAAGCTAAACGCCGTAGATCAGGGTTATTTAACTGAATACGGGGGCCGAATTACAGCCGAAATGGCGTCCGCTCAAGAAGCTTTTAAGCGTGCTATAGCTGTAGGCGACCCGGAAGCTACTTTAGAAGCTCAAAAGAAGCTTACTGAGCTGCAATTTGCCTCTTCTAAGCTAGAAGAAGCTAAGCGTATGCAAGCCCGCAGGGCGCCGCAACAGGAGGCTGATCAGCAACAATATCAGCCTCAACCGCAGCAACCGCAGCAACCGCAACAGCCTCAGCAACAATATCAGCAACCCGCGACTAGGCCCGATCCTCGAGCTGAAGAGTGGGCGGAAAAAAATGACTGGTTCGGTAATGATAATACAATGACCTTTGCTGCGTATGGGATACATAAGCAATTGGTTGACGAAGCATTTGACCCGACGAGCGATGACTATTATGATGAGTTAGATAAGCGAATTCGTGCAGAGTTTCCGCACAAGTTTTCTGATACCGGGACCAAGCGCCGTACCGCCCAAACGGTTGCTGGTGTTTCCCGCACAAGTTCGTCAAATGGGCGCAGGCAAATAAAACTCACACCAAGCCAAGTAGCGATAGCTAAAAAATTAGGTGTGCCACTTGAAGAATACGCGAAATATGTCAAATAGGAGACGGTTATGACTGATAAGAAAGGTTTTGAGGGTATTAATCGATCTTCTCGCGCTAAAGACAGTAGGGAGAAAGAGCAGCGGCGTAAGCCTTGGGCTCCCCCATCAATGCTAGATGCACCGCCTGCACCCGAAGGGTTCAAGCACCGGTGGATTCGAGCAGAGGTTCGTGGTTTTGATGACCGTAAGAACATTTCTGCCCGTCTGAGAGAAGGATACGAGCTTGTAAGAGCGGATGAGTACCCTGATTTTGAAGCACCGGTCGTAGATTCAGGTAAATTTGAAGGTGTATTTGGAGTAGGTGGATTGGTTCTTGCACGCATACCGTTAGAAACGGTCGCAGAGCGTACTGATTACTTCCGAAGGAAGAGTCAGGACCTCATGGACGCCGTTGACCACGACATGATGCGAGAAAACGCTCACTCAACCATGGCGATCAATAAACCCGATCGTCAATCTCGTGTAACTTTTGGTGGCTCTCGAAAAGAATAAGCCACCCCTTTAGGAGAAATACATCATGGCAAACCAAGCAACTGCCTATGGTCTTCGTCCTATTGGGCTTGTTGGAAGCGGCGCTAACACTACCGGTGTAACCGAGTATGAAATCGCCTCTGACAACGCTAATGCTATCTTCCAGTATGGGATTGTTATTCCTACTTCGGCTGGTGTAATTGCTCGTGCAGCAGATACAGCAGGCGGTACTACCGCAGCATTAGGTGTCCTGATGGGTGTTGAATATCAAGATTCTGTCCAGAAAAAGCCGGTGTGGCTAAACTACTGGCCAGGTTCTGCCGCGGTAAGCGTGGATACTAATTATCCTATTAAAGCCTACGTTGCGGACAATCCGAATCAAATCTTCCAGGTTGCATCGGATGCAAGTCTTACTGACAGAGCAACGGCTCTAGCTACCGTGTTTGCTAACGCGTCTTTGGGCACTTCTGCTCAAGCGGGTTCAACAAATAATGGTAACTCTACATCTGCGTTGAGCGTAAGCAGTGTTGCTACTACAGCAACTTTGCCTCTCCGTATTGTAGGTATTGTAGATGATGAAGCGAACAGCGATTACACCGCAGCGGGTATCCCACTGAAGGTGCGCTTTAACGCTCACTTCAACTCCAATGCATCGCGGTTTGATTCTCAAACTACTTCATTAACCACTGGCATTTAAGAGGGATAAATCATGGCTATATCTCGCGCACAATTAGCGAAAGAGCTAGAACCCGGTCTAAATGCTCTTTTTGGTATGGAGTATGACCGTTACGATAACGAGCACGCGGAAATCTTTGACGAAGAGTCATCAGACCGTGCGTTTGAAGAGGAAGTAATGTTGTCCGGATTTGGCACGGCTCCTGTTAAATCAGAGGGTGGTTCCATTTCTTTTGATGACGCGCAAGAGACTTACTCTGCTCGTTACACTCACGAGACAATTGCTTTGGCGTTCAGCATCACTGAGGAAGCTGTTGAGGACAATCTCTACGATCGTCTTGCAACTCGCTATACTCGCGCCCTGGCACGTTCTATGTCTCAAACTAAGCAGATTAAAGCTGCTTCCGTCCTGAACAACGCGTTTAGCACTAGCTCACCAATCGGTGACGGCGCTGCGCTATGTTCTGCGGCTCACCCTTCACTGTCTGGCAACCAAACAAACAAGCTTGCCGTTGCTGCTGACCTTAACGAAACATCGCTTGAGCAAATGCTCATCGATATCGCTGGTCTGACAGATGAGCGTGGTCTCAAGATTGCCGTACGCGGTATGAAGCTGATTATTCCTAAAGAGCTGCAATTCATTGCAGAGCGAGTAATCAACTCTAACCTGCGTTCTGGCACAGCCGATAACGACCTCAATGCGATGAAGTCTATGGGTATGCTTCCTGACGGTGCGGTGGTTAACCACTTCCTCACTGACACAGATGCCTTCTTCATCAAAACTGATGCGCCTAACGGCTTCAAGATGTTCCAACGCACTCCTCTTAAGACTGCGATGGAAGGTGACTTCGATACTGGCAACATGCGATTCAAGGCCCGTGAGCGTTACAGCTTCGGCGTTTCTGATTGGCGTGCTGTTTACGGTACAGAAGGCGCGTAAACCATTAGATGGTTTAGGAAAGGGCAGCTTCGGCTGCCCTTTTTTGTATGTTGGACTTGTCCCAGAAATGGTATATAGTAAAGACATACCGGGGTCATCCGGTGTATCTGACAGTCCCGGCTGACGACATGCAGACAGATGCACCCCAAATTAACTCGCATGTGAGGATTCTCAAATGGCTAACACCACTTTTACAGGCCCGGTCATCTCGACTAACGGCTTTCAAGGCGACGTAACAGGCGACGTAACAGGCGCAATTACTGGTAATGTCACTGGTAATGTTACAGGCTACATCATTCTTCCTACTTCTGACCCTGAAGTGGCTGGTGCTCTCTGGAACGACGCGGGCACAATTACTATTTCAGCCGGTTAATCCTAACTAATAGGGGGCCAACATGGCTGGTTCAGATGTAAAAGCTATACGTTTAACAAGCACGGGTTCTGCTGGAGTAGGCCCGGCTCGTATACGTCAAATACAAGTTTTGACAGACGACGTTGGGGCCGGACGTCTTACTGTTACCGATGGTAACGGTGGCGCCACGGCTTTAGACATTGATTTTAAAACTGACGATTCTCATTCAGTTAACATCCCGGATGAAGGCATTCGAGTGTCGGATATATACGTCTCTGTTGAGACTAATATTACGGCAATGACTGTCTTTTACAGTTAGGGGGCATTATGGCTCGCGAAGTTTCTTCCATATCTCGTGTAGGCACTAGCGAGCCGTTTGAGCTGCAAGTATCTCGAAACCAGATTTCGTATCATATTCCGTTACATAAATTTGGTTATAATCCGGATATAGGAACGTCTCCTGAAACAGTGTGGACGATAGGCGGTACATATACCTACCTTGCGGCGGCTTCGACTTTGTATGTTTCAAGTTCCGATGCAAACGATACGTCAGCAGGCACCGGGGCACGAACGGTTCAGGTGTACGGGTTAGACGCGAACTATGACGAAGTAAACGTAACGGTTTCGTTAGCCGGGCAAAGCGCCGTTCAGTTGGGAGAGGCGTCTAATTGGATTCGGGTATTTCGCATGATAGTGCGTTCAGCGGGAAGTTCGGATGCAAATGTAGGCACTTTATACGTTGGGACAGAAGCGACACCCGCTTCGGGTGTTCCAGTAAATAAGTATGCTTCCATAGCAATTGGTGATAATCAAACTTTGATGTGTGTTTGGACAGTGCCTAGAGGGTACACGGCGTACTTGCATCAAAAGGATGTTTCAGCGTCCTCTAGCTCGGGTAAATTTGCCATTTTTACTTTAGAGTCCCGTCCTTTTGGCGAAGTTTTGCAAGTAAAAGACAGAGTTTTATTAGCCAATAATTCTACGGCGATTAGTTATTGGAACCCGATACCTTTTGCAGAAAAAACCGATATTGAAGTACGGGCGCAAGCAGACAGTATAGGCGGAACAATTACTGCTTCTGCTACGCTAGATATTACCTATATTTTGAATGGTATAGAATTAGATGGCTAGTACAAAGGCTGTAAAAAGAAGCCCTTCGGGGCGTCTTAGCTATCGCGGAGAAACTTTTTCCGGCTATAACAAGCCAAAAAGGACGTCCGGCGGTAGAAAAAAGTTTGCTGTTTTAGCTAAGAAAGGCGATGAAATAAAACTGGTTCGATTTGGTGATCCCAACATGACCATCAAAAAGAACATACCGGAGCGTCGTTCTAACTTTAGGGCTCGTCACAACTGTGATACCGCTAAAGATAAGTTCAGTGCTCGTTACTGGAGTTGCAAGAAATGGTAAGTAACGATCATTTAGAGCACGAAGTTAACGACGTCAAACGTCAAATGGCGGTCGTCGAGACTATTTTGAATCGCATTGAAAACAATCATCTTAATCATATGGAAGATGATATACGTGATCTGCGAAACAAAAACTGGATGATCTTGGCCGGTATTGCTAGTCAACTTTCCGCGACATTAGTTGCGGTCGTTATGATGCTATTAGGTTAGGAGAAAGCTATGAAATGCAGTCCTCGTAAAGAAATGGCTATGGGCATGATGTACGGCGGTGCAGCAGAGAAGCCTAAAAAAATGAATAAAGGCGGCTGTGCGGTAAAAGGAATGAAAGTAGGCGGTCCGGTGAAAATGAATAAAGGCGGCTGCGCGGTCCGCGGTTTTAAGTAAAATGCTTAAATGCAAAGGCATGGGAAAAGTCCGCACGGGTCTTAAAGTAAAAGGCTACAAAGACGGCGGATCGGTTAAAGACGAGTGTTACCGTAAGGTAAAGGCTCGCTACAAAGTGTTTCCCTCTGCTTATGCTTCTGGCGCGATAGCCAAGTGCCGTAAAGTCGGTGCTAAGAACTGGGGGAATAAGTCCCGTGGCAGTTCGTAAGACTAAGAAAGGCGCAGACCTTAAACGGTGGTTTAAGGAGGAATGGGTCGATGTTCGTACAGGAAAGCCTTGCGGACGTAAAGAAGGCGAAAAACGGGGGACCCCGTATTGCCGACCTAAAAAGCGTGTTTCTAGCAAGACACCTAAGACCGCGAGTGAAATGACTGCGGCAGAGAAGAAGTCCCGGGTAGCGCAGAAGAAGCGCCTTGGGCAACCGGCGGGGAAACCCAGGCGTGTAGCATCGCTTAAAAGGAAAAAATAATGGCTGTTTCGGGATCAAAAGATTTTGAGCTAGACGTCGCCGATTACGTTGAAGAGGCGTTTGAGCGGTGTGGTAAGGAGATGCGTACGGGTTACGATCTTAAGACTGCCAAGCGCTCTATGAATCTTTTGTTTGCGGATTGGGCTAACCGTGGTTTGAATCAGTGGACTATTCAACAGGTTACGACCACATTGACTCAGGGTGATGCAGACTTAACTTTGAGTGCCGATACAATTGATATTCTGTCGGTTGTGGTTAGACGGGACAATACGGATTACGGAATACAGCGTTTGAGCCGGGATGATTACCTTAATATCCCAAACAAAACGCAGCAGGCACGGCCTTCTCAGTGGTTTTTAGACAGGCAAATCACGCCAGTTTTGAAGCTGTGGCCGGTCCCTGAAAACAGCACAGATCAGATTGTGTATGACCGTTTGGTTCGCCTGGATGATGCAGATACCGCGACAAACACCATACAAATACCTTTTAGGTTTTACCCGGCATTAGCTGCGGGCCTGGCGTATTATCTATCTATTAAAAAGGCCCCGGACAGGATTCAAGTTTTAAAAGCGTTGTACGAAGAAGAAATGCAGCGCGCGATGGACGAAGACCGAGATCGAGCTTCTTTTAATGTTGTACCGAGCTTAGCGTATTCTAGGAATATGTAATGGGTAAGTTTGCTGTAGGTAAAAATTCTTACGGTATCTCAGATCGCTCCGGGTTTCGCTATAAGCTAAACGACATGAAAAAGGAGTGGACCGGGATGCTAGTCGGTAAGGATGAGTGGGAGGCTAAACAGCCTCAGCTTAATCCGCGCCGTAAAGTAATCGATCCTCAAGCTTTGAAGGACGCTCGCCCGGACAGGGTAGAGCCTTTAGACGTTTTCGTGGGAGTGCCGTTAGTTGAGGCCCCTAATTTAAAGCCGGTGACTGGCTTTTGCCAAGTTGGTAGCGTGACGGTGGTGACCACATGAGTTTTACTTATGATCAGCTAAAAACAGCAATACAAGATTATACGCAAAACACCGAAACAAGTTTTGTAAATAATCTGCCTGTTTTTATACGCGTTGCCGAAGAGCGTATTTTAAAGAATGTTCAGCTTACGCTTTTCCGTAAAAACGCTACAGGAAACATGACGGCAAGCAATCAATACCTTGCTGCGCCTAGCGACTTTTTAGCGCCTTTTTCGTTGTCATACACCGACGGAGACGGCAACAAAGATTTTCTTGAGTACAAAGATGTAAACTTTGTTCAAGAATTCAACCCGGATGCCTCCACTACAGGAGCGCCGCGTTACTACGCATATTTTGACGTTAGTAGTTTTTTGATAGGCCCGACGCCCGATTCTTCGTATGCGGTGGAGCTTCATTACTTTTATAGGCCCGCTAGTTTGACTTCGGGGTCCGGAAGTAGCACTACTTGGTTGAGTACAAATGCGGAAGTAGCTCTTTTATACGGATGTCTGATTGAAGCTTACACTTATATGAAAGGTGAAGTTGATATCATGCAAGAGTATGAGAAACGTTTTGCAGAAGCCATAATTTCTTTAAAGAACTTTGGTGAAGCAAAAGAAGTTACCGATGCTTATAGAACTGGGCTTATCATTAGGGATAAAGCTTAACTTAAGAGGAAAGAAAAATGGCTATC